TTTCTTTTTTTGCTTGCAAGTGCAGCAAACAATATAGCAATTCTGCGTTGTCTAAAACTTCCCAATGCAGTATTGTTTTGCTCAACCACCCATAAGTTATTATTTTGTCTTACCAAAATATTGTTTACCATAAAACCATTACGCACTGACTTTACAACAACTACGCCTTTTGTAGGCAAAGTGTTGTAAGAATCAGTGATAAATTGCGTAATTTTGTTGAAGTTGTGTTTTTCGCTGCTCATAATACAAATTATAGATGACAGCGTGATACTTGTCAATTAAATATGCGATTTTGCAATATAAATTACAAGTCCTACGAGTGTAGTCAATAATGAGCCAATAATGCCAATGCCAATGCCAACGAGTTTTTTATAAGCCAAAGTTTCTTTTTCGATTAACATATTTTTGATTTCGCTGACTATGGTTTCAACCTTTTGAAGTCTGATTTCCATAGTTTCCATTTTTTCATCCATTTTGTTATAACGCTCTGCGCACAAGTCAACATGTGCTTCTAAACTTTCACGTTCATTCGCATAAATTGTTGTCATGTGTTTCTCCCAAAGCAGTATTATTTACTTTGCTTATTCATTAATAAAAAGCTGATATTTTTATTTATAGTATCAGTTAATATTGTTTTTAGGGAAAAATTTGTAGTTTCATTAAGTCCACATATAATTGGAATGTGATTTAAAACTTGTTCAAATTCATCTGTATTGTGCATTGATGTGCAGGTAAAATCAAATATCCAAGTGTTGTGGAAACCACTATAATTATTGCCAAAATTTAAACCATTTACATCACGATAAATTTTTTTTGGGTAACATAAAATTTCAAAATCTGTATAAAGACTTATTCCTTGCAACAAACTTATCCAATTTTTATTTGGATTTTGTTCTGTGCCAAAGTCTACTAAACTAAAACAACGAATCATAATTGTATATAGACAATAAAAAAAGGCGGTAAAAATACCGCCTTTAATTACATTAATTGTATCAACTATTAAGTGAATGATAGCTTGAAACCACGGTTTACAACAACTGAACCAGTTGCGTCAACAGCGTTGTTACCATAGTAACCAGCACCGTTACCACCGTTGCGGATCATGCTTTGAACAGTTGAAGCAATTGCGCTATCAGTTGAACCTAGACCAGCAGCGCCTTCAAGAAGAACACTGATGTTACCATTTGAACCTGGTTCAACTTGGTAAGCTAGAACTGTAGTGTTTGCGCTAAGTGCCTTGAAGATACCTTCAACTGCATAGTTAACACCTAGTTCACTTGCAAGGTTTTGTGCACTGTTGGTACCACTTGCAATATACATTGCAAGAGCTACTGGGAACTTGCCGATGAAACTTGCACCAGCAGCAGTTGAAACAAAGCCCTTACCATCACCGATAACACCAACGTTACCACTAACACGATAAAAATCTGCCATTTTATTTCTCCAAAAATATCTGCGTTATTATACGCTGATAGTATTTATGTATCAAAGTCAAAATGCTTATGATATACTATTATTTGCTTTCATTTATTTTACGTAAACCACGAACAAATTTTGCTGGTTCTTGTGTGCGTATACTGTTTAGCAATCTGCGCTCTAATTCATCTGCTTCTGGCGCATCATATGTTTCACGAATCTGATTAATTAAATTAATAGCACTATTGATGATATGATTGGCGCGGCTTTCTAAAACCAAACCATTATTTTGACTAACATTCATGGAACTTAGTTCGTCAAGAATAGAACGGGTTTGTTTGCGCAAAATTTAATACTCCAAAATTATTTAGGGCAATTTATGCAGTTTCTAATTTACCACAGGCAATATCACACTGTATTAAACGACCATCTTTGACACTTGTTTTAGTCCAACTTGATTCTACTTTACTGAACCAACGTATGGCTTCTTCAAGAGTTGTTTCATGCAAATTGTTATTTTGTATTAATGGTTTAATTTGGGAATTAACAAATCCGTGAAACCCTTTATCATAAGTAAGAGGACTAAATCCCATATAACAGCATGGATAAATTCTACCATCAGCAGCAATATAAATTGATTTTGCTGTTTTTGTAAAACAATCTAATTTTCTTTTTGGATTGTATATTGGGTATTTGTATTTTTTAGTTTTGTCTGCATGGAAAGCAATAATATCTTCAATATTAGTGTGTGCATCCCAATCACCCATGATGTGAACTAGATTTCCTTTTCTGTCAAATACTGGTCCACTGTTTCTGCCGTGATCTTCTAATCTAAATTCATTAAATCCATATTCTAAACTACGTTGTTGTGCTTCTGCAATTTGGTGTTGATTATGATCAAACTTAATCATTTTCCAAACTGCATATCCGCCCGAAGCAATATATGTTTTTGCGTTTTCTATAATTTTATTAAAATCTGTATCTTGACGATACAAGTGATGTGTATCTTCTAATCCATCCAAGCAAAATTCTATTTTTGTATTTGTAAACTTTCCTAATTCTGCCCAAAATTCAGCATTTCTTGCACTACCGTTTGTGCTTATTTGAACTGTTAAATTTGGATTGTGTTCTTTAAAATATTTTATAATGTTTATACTTTCTAAATTAGCAGTAAAATCACCAAAATTCCCATTTATTAAAATCATGTTTAATTGTTTTATAAAGTCTGGACTAAATGATTTTTTTATTAATTCTAAAGTTAAACTTGTTTCTTCATATCCACGATTATAAGGATAACCATATAAATTTCTTGGACATAGTGGACACCTAGCATTGCACAAACTACTAAATTCCATGTGCAAATGTGTAATTTCTTCTAAACTAATCATGCAAAAAATATTTATTGCTATATAATACAACGTAAATATTCTATTATTGGCACATTTAAGGCACAAAGGGCAATCAATGAAACTACCAGAAAATGCACAGGCACAATGCGAACAACTATTACGAGAATTTAGACGACAAATACCAGATGATGCGGCATATACTGACCGCCTTGTTGAAGAAATAGAAATCATCTTGGGTCTGCGATTTACAGAATACTTCCTACAAATCCGTGAAATATTAGACATGACTACTGACCTACCACACATGACTCGTGGTAGTGCAGGCAGTAGTCTTGTTTGTTGGGCGTTAGGAATTACAGATGTTGATCCTATAAAATGGGATATACCACTATCACGATTCTTAAATCCACACCGTGATGACTTACCAGACATTGACATAGACTATCCACATTGGGCACAAACCACAGTAATGGAACGTATATTCAAACGCTGGCCTGGTAAAAGTGCACGAATCAGTAACTATGTTACATTTAAAGAAAAAAGCGCCAAGCGTGAAGCAGCAAGACGCCTTGGTGCAAAAGGAAAATTACCACGCAACTTCAAATATGATGATCTTGACATTGACATAGGGGAAGCTATTCGTATTGAAAAGAAGTTGCTTGGTAAGAAACGAGCCATTAGCAAACATTGCGGTGGCATACTTGTGTTCAAACATAATCTACCAAAGAGTTTAATAAATGCAGACAATCAAATCCTATTAGACAAACATGAAGTAGAAGACCTTGAACACTTAAAAGTTGATATACTTGCTAATCGTGGGTTAAGTCAACTTTATGAGATAGAACCCAATATGGGGTTAGAAGATTATCCTGACTATGATGAAGCAACTATACAATTACTGTGTAATGGTGATGTGTTGGGAGTTACACAAGGTGAATCACCAGCAATGCGGCGATTGTTCCGTGCAATACAGCCAAAGTCACGCAGTGATTGTGTATTTGCAACGGCACTTATACGCCCTGTTGCAACTACTGGTCGTCAAAAAGCAAGTTTCTTCCATGATTGGACAGAACAACGGCTAGAAGAAAGCATTGTGTATGAAGATGATGCTATCAAAAAGATAAGCAAACTTATTGGTTGTGACATATATGAAGCAGATATGTATCGCCGTGCATTTGCCAAAAAGAATGAAGAAAAAGTTTATGAGTTTATGCACCGCATGGGCACACATCCAAATAAAACTGAAATTATAGACGAACTATATCAGCTTGGCAACTTTGGATTATGCCGTGCACATGCTGTAAATCTTGGGCGATTGATTTGGGCACTTGCATATCAAAAAGCACATAATCCAAAACCATTTTGGGCTGCATATCTTAAACATTGCGAAGGCAGCTATCGTCGTTGGGTTTACAAGAATGAAGCCAAACGTGCTGGTTGGGATTTGCGTGAACTTGGATATAATTATAGCCTATTAAATGACCCTATATATGAATATAGAAAATATGGATGGTGGGGCGATGCCGATTTTTTACCAGGTTTTTATTGCAATAATCAGTATCTTGACCGTTTTGAATTTGCTGGTCTTGTTGCCAATGGTCGTGTATTCAAGGGAGAAGGCGGGAAGTATATCACCTTTCTTACCCTTGGTGTTGGTAACGGAAAATATATTGACTTATTGGTAAAAGGTCCAGTTGCATATCATGATTATGATGTTGTATGCGGCGTAGGCAAAGTCAAAACAAGCAACGGCAGTCAGTATATTGAATGTCAAAATGTGCGCACATTAAAGCTAGAAAAGTTTAACTCTTCTGCTTAAGATTGTTTAGCATTTGTTTTAGTGCACTACTATTAACATCAGCAACAATTTTACCTGGTTGATCTTCTGGCACTGCTTCTGTAGTTGGCTTAACACTGCTGCCACTCTTGATGCTTGCAAAAATACTACTGCTTTGTTTCTTGAACTGTTGATACTCGGCGTCTTCTGCCAAATCACGAATACGCAAACTATCAATATCAAACTCAAGTTCAATCTTTTGACCAACGCCACTACTCGAACGAGTCTTCATTAGCTGTAATTGATATTTGCCGTGTTCGCGCATACTGCGACTTGTAAAGATACCAAATAAGTTATCTGCAGTATTAATTTTACTAATACCGCCAGAAATGTGACTGTGATCAAATTCTACTTCTTCTACGGATGCACGGTTCAACTGTGATGCAGTGACAAGCAAAATGTCCATTTCCTTTGCAAAGTTACGAATTTCTTCACTGACATATTTGTCTTTGACGAACAAATCACTCGGACTAACTTTTGCACTAACTGGCATAAGCAAATCAAGATAATCAATCATAACAAAGTCAACACGGCGTCCACTACGAATTTGTAATTCTTTGATATAAGCACGAACATCATTGATATTACTTTGTGCTGGTAGATATTTGATTTGTAAACGACCACTCTTTTTACCAAGCATCTTGACTTTAACTTCAATATCTTCAATGCTTTTAAAAATATCTTTGGATGGTGTGTTGGTCAACATACCATCGATGCGCATAGCAGTTAATTCCTCACTCAATTCAAGTGTAATATAAACACCGTTAAGACCAGCCAATACCCAATTACATGCGATATTCTGCATGAACAGTGACTTACCCGAACCCGAACCACCAGCAAAGATGTTTAATTCACCACGATTAAAACCACCATACAATTTCTGGTCAAGTGTATTCCAACCTGTGCTGGTTTGACCATTGTTATCTTTAATCTTTGTAAGACGAGCAACGGGGTCTTCAAAGTAATCTGTGCCAAGGTCTTTGGTCAAACTGATTTGAACAGCATCTTTGATAATCTTCTCAACAGGATCAAAGTCACCCTTTTCCAACATGTCAGCAGCTTTAAGAATTGCACGTTCTAATTCTTTTTGTTTAGTAAATCCTTCAAACTCGGTTAAAAACCAACCAGTATGCTCTTCTGTCATACCAGTTATTGGTTGGAAACTATTGCTTGTTGCAGCATTAATTTGTTCGTGCAGCGGCATAATAACATGCTTTTCGCAATGTTCTTTAATGAACTTTGCAGCACTTTGCAAACTACGGTCAAAGTTATTTGGATTAAAGATATTCTGGACACGCACATAACTTTGTGGGTCAGCAAGCATCATTTCGATGAATAATTTTTGAACTGCTGCGTCATAAGTTTTCGCCATCTAGTAATTATATCCGTTTGTCATGCTAATGTCAAAACCATTTTTTAGAATGGAGTTGTATTTTTAAACTATTTGTCTGCACACTATCCAAAATGCTACGCATAGTGAACAGTTGACCATACTTGGCAACTGCATCTGCTGTATCTTTGATACCATCTTCCCATTCAGGAAATGTTACTCCCCAACCATATTTTAGTGCAGCATTAACCATTGCCATGCCAGCTTTATCACGATCAGGCACAACAATGATATCACGGTCAAGTGTTTCAATAACTTGCGCTTGCTCATCATTTACTTCATTACTACAGATTGCAAGTGCGTTAATTGCTACAGCATCAAGCAAACCTTCAACAACAATACAAAACTTTGCATCACGATGCTGACGATCATATCCCCACACCATATTGCTTGGATAGTTAGAAAAATATTTGATTTTCTTTTTACCATCTTCAAACAGTCGCCCACTAAAACCCATAGGTCTATTTTTCCAAGTAAACGGAACTAACACACGGTTACGCAATGACGCATCATCTGTCCAATAAAACTCATGCAGCTTATCACTAAAGCCACGAGCATCGAGGTAATGAATAGCAGCTTCCAAACTATTGTAATCTTCTTCATTAATATAACCATCGTTTAACCAACTTGTGATAGGACGACCAGGACATGGTTCACGTGGTTCATAAGTTGGCAACTCACGTGGTTCAATAACAACTGGTTCTGTTGTTTCTTGGCTTATTGCAAATAGTGCAAGACGACCAATAATATCTTCGCTCATACCAAGCCAAGACATCCAACGGCGCATCTTATAAGATAGACGACGACCTGGTTGCCAATTACATGTGTAATGACAGTTGAAACAATGATAGTTTATGCCGCCTTCTGGTGTTGGATGAACGCCGCCACGACCACGTGTATCAGCACCATGCCCCAAATGCGCACAGCATGGTGCATTAAAACTAATCCATCCGCTAGGAGTAGTTTTGCGCTTCCACGGCAAATTGCTCAGTATTTGGTCTGTAATTTCCATTAAACTAATATAACAGATTTATTACATTTTGTCAAGGACGATAATATATGTAATTTAAAGCACCACTGCTTTGTGTTAACTTTAAGCGGATAGCACGATATTTGCCTTGAAAATTAAAGTAATTAGTTCCAGTAAAATTAGAAAGTGTTACAGTATTGACTGTTGTAAAGCTATTGCTGTCAACTGTGCTTTTTGAATCTAAACTTGCTTGTAATTCTACATTACCTGTAAAAGCATTGCCTTGATATTGCACAGTTTGGAATACTGCACTTCCACGGACATAATTTGCTGTTAAGAAACTACTTGTATAACAAACATTTAGATAATTGGTGTCGCTGTTGTTTGTATAAGCAAAATTATTTGCGCTATAACTAGGTGTAAATTTTGGATAAACAGCATCAAGCACTCGTGCTTGACCCTGCGCGTTATAATTGTCATCACTGAATACAATTTCTTGTTGACCTTCACCATTGGTAATTACAATACTATAATTATAAAGACCGCCATTAATATTATCTAATAAACTACCTTCTATAAGGCAAGTTGCTATGCCATCATACGTATAAACCAAATCTAAAAGGCGACTAAACACTAATTCTTTTGTAGTTGGATCAATTAAATTAAATAAAACTGTGCTTTGTAAAAGGCTCACAGGTTTTTGGTCGCTGTCTTTGATAACGAACTTAAATC